GTACAGCAGTCTTTAATAACCTTGAGAACTTGTGCCTTGGAAGTAATCATCAGTCAATGTCAGTGTAGAGGAACTTGTTGTCAGGGACAATGCCCATTTCTTCACAACGACACTCGTAAGCAATACGCTTCAAGAGTTGAAGATCATAGTTGTCAATGCTATTGACAATGGTGCGTCTCAGTTGTGCTGTTTGAGTGTCGTCGTTGATCATGGTGTCTCTCGATTACTTTGTAATTTTACCAGTCTTCTGTGGGGTCAGGAGGGTCAGGCAGACAGTTTGCTAAGTGGTTGAAGGTGGCAGAGTCATCGACATTATTCAGGTAAGCATGGTGCTTGGTGATGCCCAGTGAGCATCCCATCATCACATCCATCAGAAATCGGATCTGAGAGGGCGTCAGGGGTACGTTGGTGGTCTCCATAGGTTAGAACAGTGAAGGGGCATTACAGGCGCTCCTAGGTGCCTCTCAGCAATAGACGGGAGAGTAGTCAGAACCAGTGTATGCTTCAGTGTTGAAATCTGTGATCTCAGCACCGTTGGCGATGTAGTTATGAACCTGATACTTCATCTCAACCTTGAGAACAGTGCTAAAGGAAGTCATTTCAGACTCAGCACCAGGATGCCAGATCACACGCTTAGTGAAGCGATGCTTACCATCACCCTGAGGATAGTAGTCAATCTGTGTGGCGGTGGTTTGGAGTTGCATCGGGTGTCTCTCGATTACTTTGTAATCATACATGCTCCAGGTGGTCCGTCACGGTAGGGTGTGCAGGTTCTTGAACTGGCACAGCAGCGCGGATTCTGTCCGCAGCGATCTGATAATACTCCGCATCGGACTCCATGCCGATGAAATGACGACCCAGTGCGACAGCAGCAACACCAGTAGAACCAGATCCCATACAGTTGTCCAGCACAGTATCACCCTCATTAGAATATGTTTTGATCAACCACTCCATCAGTGGCACAGGTTTCTGTGTGGGATGTACCTGTTGCTGAGCACTGAAGTCGCGTGAGATGTTGAGAATAGACTTAGGATAGCGTGTTCCCTTGTTCTCAAACTCTTTGCGTGGTTTCATACCATATCCATGGTCATTCTTACGTCCCACATATCCTTCAGGGTTCTTACTCTTGCGAGCATATGGTTCTCCTACCTCCATCTGTGGATTATATACTCCGCCTGGTTTCTTAGAGAACAACAATATGTTCTCATGTGTCTTCATTGGTCTATACTTTGCAAGACCAGGAGATCCACACTTATTCTTATTCCACACCAACTCATACTTGAACCAGTTAATCTTAGAACAGATCAACTGTGCAGAGAATGGTTGTGATCCAAACAGACACATCATGCCCTTAGGTTTAATGATGCGACCATATTGTTCCCACATAGCATCATAATCCAATACTTCATCCCATTTGATGCTGGTGGTGCCGTATGGTGGGTCACAGCAAATAAAATCGACTGATTCGTCTGGAATCTCACGCATGAGTTCCAGGCAGTCACCTAGTTGTAGATCAAAGGGCACCGAAACCATCATGAGCACTAATCTTTTTACGAACAGAATCTTTGTAGCATCCTACCAGAAAATCATATGCTTCGCCGTAGGTGCGTTGTATAGGGTTGGTATTGTCTTTCCACTTGATCTGGAAAGGCAGGTTGTTACCATTGGCAGTGAGTTTGCTAAGAGACTTGAGTGAGGTGAGATGAACCTCATTGTTTGTCTTGTTCAGAGACAGAATATAATAGTCACGATTATTCTCTCCACTGTGGTTTTTCAGAGCATCTTGAAACTTACTCCACGAAGATACATTCAACTTATCCTCAGGCAGATCAGTCAGAGCATACAAGAGTGCTGCTTTAGAAGAGAAGTTATCAGCAGCACTACCATACTTGGATGACTTGATATTGAAATAGTATCCAAAGATCTTAACATCCCACCAGCAACGCGGAGGTGGTTTGATGATATTCTCCTCACCATACTTCTCAATCAGCAAATCAATGATAGTATCCTCATCATCGATACTATTCACACGACCGTCTTCATGACTCTCACTGACAGCAATAGCAATGCTGTTGAGATACTGGAGAACTTCAAGCAGTTTGGCGGGAAACATGTTGTGTTGATTTGATACAGATAGTATGGCATGAAAAAGGGGCACTGTCAAGCGCCCCAACCAGTTCATCAACTGTCACTAAAGATTGGGATGATGTCCGTCTTTGTGTGTTCAGTTTTGTTAATATGTTGTTCCCACATTGCGGCGTCTTCCAAATTGTAAAAGATCGCTTCTTGGCGGGCACTGCCCTTTTTCTTGTTCTTCATCCAAACAACTGCGTATTTCATGCCAAAAACTAGGATAAACAATGAGTGTAGAGTAATGACGACCCCACCGCGAGTTTGCTGACTCAGGCAGTGGGATGTCTTTGAATACTATACTAATATAGTCTTCACTGATGAAAGAAATATAACCTGTAGTACCTCTATATTCTACAGGTTGAAGAAGTTCAAATTCAATCGACTTCATCAAATGCTTTGCGATTCTTGTTCTCTGGTTTAGGAAGACGGAACATCTCTTTTAGATCGTTCAGATCATCTAATTGTTTTTGCAGATTATCAATTTGTGCTTGTAAGATCTGGAAGTTATGATCATTATTGTTTTGCATCATCAACATATTGTTGATTGTGGTTTTAAATTCTTCCTCAGTCATGATTCAATAGCGGTAAGGTGTTTTATCTAGTTGCCATTTTTCAGCAAGTTTAGGGTCAATGTCATCAACAATACGATGACCCATCATGAGTGATCTGAGACCAGTAGCACGATTAAGAGCAGTTTGATGATACTCAATCACATCATCAATACATGATAACATTTCCTCATACACTTGTCTAGAATCAACTTCGTCATCTTGGAGGTAATCATCGATAGCATCTTGCATACGATCTTTACGTTGCTTAGAATATTCTTTTTGCCAGTGATCATCCGACAATTTAAATTCTGCGCGTCCTTCAATAGTCATTAGTATTGTTCTCCATCACGAACTTTGGCGGGGGCATGAGCAAGGTCAACAAAAGTCATAGCAAATTCAGAGTATATGCTGGGATATGTAGTAAAACACAATCCTACAATCGCAACAAAAAAAGATGTCGTCCAGAAATGCCTCATAATAACTGGGTATTGAGTACAGAGACATTATACCATTTTCTGAATTCTTTTTTCAAGTGTGTGACAGTTTAATCACTGTCCACAGCATCAACCGATTCAATGTCGCATACAGGAACCTCATGCTCACCAGCAATGATGTACCAATGCATTAACTGTCCATGATACTCTGGATGAGCAGGATAGTCTTCTGTATACTCTCTTTCGCCAGCATATACTAATTCAGACTCTGGAATTGAAAAATCTCGCAACATAGCTTGTAATTGCATGTGCTGTAATTCTACTTTGGTTGGTACTTTCATGTTTTGGTGGCATCTTAGCAACCATAACAGAAGGTCAGGAAGTTGTCAAGTCCACAAACTTTTCAACTTTAAAGTGTAAAAATGTTGTATTATTTACAACTCCAGTTTCATCAATATGAAAATCTAGTGTAAAGTATGAATTACCAGTACAAACAGATCTAATAAATGCTGCTTGTTCTGATGTGATAATGTGAAAATCAGTATTATCAGTATATGGTTGAGAGTAAAAGTCCAAATACATATCAACCATTGAATTCCTATCATCAAAGATTTTCACCATTCCTTTTCCAAGGTAATTCATGTCAGCAGAAAGATCATATCTTGACGTTAAATGATAATTAATATCATTAGAGTCAGGACGAAATGCTACTTCCCCTCTAAAGTTGTCATGAAATTTGCTTGGTATTTCATTAATGCTGTTCAAAAATTCATTATCATTGTATTCTGAAAGATTGTATGTTCTATCACATACTCGGACAGAATATAATGACATGTCTTCATTGTAAACCAAACCAGTAATATAAGTATCTGGTTCAGCAGTAACATCAGTCATTCTTTCAATATGACTTTTACAATTATTTAATTCTGGTACTTTTATTTCATCAATAAATTTATTCCACAAGTGATAGTTTTTAATTGTATTATATCTAACCTCTTTCCTTGCGAAGAAAGAAATAATCTCTCCAGCATTATGTTCCACATACAAGTCATGCCTCCAATTGTAATTAGGATCAGTAGTATTGACTTGTTCAAAGTCAAAATATAAATTCAATTTTTCTTTTTGAATATCACTCAACGAAGGAAGATACCTAGAATTTTCTAAAGAAGTAAATCTCCTAGGCATCATCTCAATGGTAGAGATCTTAGTCTCTGTATTGAGATCATACCTATCAGCAGTAAAGTAATTTTCAGAAAATATCATTATTCGTTATTTCCGATAATTTGCCCAGAACTATTTACCAGTGACCAGTAAATATAATTTTCTGGTGTTGTCGTTGTTGCTTGACTTGCTGGTAGCGATGATTCTACAAAATCTAAAGTGTCCTGAATATCATCAATTTCTAAAAATACATGTTCAGATTGCTTAAGAGCAGTCCACATGTCTAATGGAAGAATATTCTCATAAGCATCATATGAAGCATTAATAGCATCAACATTTGTGCTATTGTTCCACCCATAAGATCTTAAATAGAGAATTGCTTTACCCTTCAAGGCAGCATATCTCTCTATAAAGTTATCAAAGTAGAATAAGTCGTAGTTAGTGTTCATTTTAGTAGCAATTTCCAGGCAATAGTTACACGAAGACCAGTGAATAATCTCGATACCCCTTCAGCCATATGAGATATTTCACCAGGGAAACAAATAGCTGTGTTGGGGTATGGATCATAATATTCGTATTGATTATTTAAATTAAATATGGTTTTTCCACCCCATTCTGGCATCCACCTCTCATTAGCATAATAAAGAAATGTTCTTTCACTAGAGTCATACCAATCAACATGAAAGTTACCCTGCGTTCCAAATGTATGCCCATTAGCATACACATGATATAGTTTATATTCTCGCTGAGTTAACTCCTGTATCATATTTAGAAGATGTTCAGTATAGAAAGAGTCATCACTTAAATCTTTCATCCAGAATGGATAACCACGTCGTTTATCTCCAGGTGGATAAGATCCATGACCAAATTGCCAACCCTTATCTGCCATGTCTTCATGTATTTTCTTCACAACATTAGAAGAAAAAACATTATTATATCTTTTTATTGGTTTCATTTTTCCATCCATACTATAAACACATCTCTTCTCCCAGATTTTACTTCATTTACTCTATGAAGTAAATCCCCTGGATATATAATCGCTTTCCCCTTCTGCAGTTTTATTGGTATCTCTTCATCATCATTAGTTATTACTAATTCACCACCATCATAATTATCACTCAAAAAACAAGTCATACTATAATCTGGTCTCACACCACCACATGGATTGGCATCATAATGATCATCATATTTACCACCAATATCATACTTGACAAAATATATCTGTGATATTTTTGATATAAATGAAATCTTATCAAGTATGATCTCCCTACAATACATGTTTAAGTCGTAATTACCCGAACCATCAAACACGGTTTGACATACTTTTTCTACAGTAAGATTACTCTTCTTACCATCTTCGAATTTTAGATACTTAAAATACTTTGTAATATATTCTAATTGTTCATTATCTAAAAGATCAATCTCACAGATCATAATTCAGATTCATCGGTATGATATTTACTCCAATCGACTGGTATCTCTTCATCTACTCTTAGAAGTCTCATTAGATCAATAAGTTCTTGAGAGATTTTCTTTCTATTAACAATACCACGCTTAGAAAGATTATAGATATTTTCTTCTCTACTTCTCATGAAATCTGATGATGCTTCAGAATCATGTCTTACCCATTGTTGGGTATCATTTTCATCCATGAATGCTGGTGCTGGTGTTACACCGTCTTCCAACATATCATTTGGATATAATTTTCTATAATTTTTAGGATCTAAAGGAAATAACAATTCATGAGTATACTTGAAATATTCTAATCCAGATCCATTAAATCTTTCATCGGTTGGAGCAGGAACAGTATTCTCACGAATCCAAGATCTCCACGCAATCCATCTATCTCTTTCTCCATCATAACTTTCTGCGACATCAGGGAGAACTCTCCAATCAGTCATTTGAAGCAATGCTTCTTTTTGTCTCTTGAGTTTATACCACCTCTGATCAAGTAATACAATATTTTGATCTATTGATTCTACTTTTGCTTCAACTTTTAAGTCTTTAACTTCTTCAACTACTTCGAAAAACGTTTGTAATAATTGATAGAACTCCGCTGCTTGAGCAGTAGTTCCTCCCTTGTACTGATATGATTTATAAAAATATGTTTCTGTTTCAAAATTATAAGTTTTCTTGGATCTCTGGCAAAAATAATTACCGTCACTAAAGTATTGAAAAAACTCTATTCTATCTTTATCAGTGTGCCAAAATTCAGGTACTTGTTCATTTAGAAACTTATTCTTCAAAGTTTCATCCATTTTATACTTTTTTGCGCCTGGAGCGAGAAAATCAACACCACCGTCTGGTAGTGGTAAAATGGCATTATTAATAAAATCTATCTCTAGAAGTAGTTTTCTTGCTTCCATGGTTGTTACTTACCTTTAATGTACCATCCTGTCAAAATATATTTATCCTGAGTAAACACGGTATTACCTTTGTGAGTGTGAGTAAAACCACCTGGCCAAATAACAATCGTCCCTGCTGTAGGTCTAATTCTTCTTTTTTGATACAAAAACTCAGTCTCTGCTTCACCTTCTGGCATGTCATTTAGATAAATCATCCATGTCAACTCTCTCGCCGCATGTGCAAGATCAGCACTTTCATGATGCCATAAATGATATCCACCACCAGGAGGAGTTTTTTGTGCTTTGATGTCTGTAGAAATTAAAGCAGATCTTACTAATGCCTGATACTTATTAACATAGTGTCTAACACAGGATTTTAGAACTGAATTGATTTGAGTGACAAGTTCTCTATTTGCATAATTAAGCAAAAATGACTTATCATCTCTATTCATTTTCCCATTATAATAGAGATACGACTCATGAACTGGTGTTTCATCTTCTAGCATATCTCTACTATCTTTCTGTAGGATCGCTTCTTCAGTATATTCACTATCGACAATATTTAAATGACAACCGATGTCCATCATCGAGTCCATATAATTGATGATAGTATCACATAGTGGTTTTGGCATAAAATTGTGCCAGACCCCAATAAAATCATCAAACTCAGACTTGGTAATTTTTGGGTCGAGCATCAATTCAAGGGGACGATAATCAGGAAGTGACGACATAAAATTCAATATGCTTTAATGATATATTTAGTCTTATGGAATGGATTGATAATAGGAACTTGTCTTTGTGGTCTCATAGTAACAATAGGAGTTGGTTTCTTAAAACTACTCGTAAATTCAAATAATCCATCAGTCATGTCCATGAAAATATCACTCTGTGTAAATGTAACTTGAATATTTGTAGCAGCACCTCCTTCCCCTGCTTGACCGACAGCAGTAACTTCAAACATTTTATTACCACTACCTTCAAGATTATTCCACCATTCTACAGTAAGCTTATCACCAACTTGATAATTTTGACCAGAACTAAGAATTAAATCAACTTTATATCTTGTATCTCCATATGGATAATTTCCATTTACAGATGGCCATGGAGTTGCTGTCCATCGTATCCTCGCTCCAGATCCATTTTCTGGTCCTGTTTGATCAGTAGAATAAATCAAATCATCTTCCCTCGTAACTATATCATCTGTACTCGTCCAATAAGGATTTATACTTCCACCATCAGGTCCACCAGTAAGACGATATGCCCAATCACCAATGCCACGGTTTACATACGCTCCACCATCTTCCCGAGTATCAAATTCATCTCGTTTTGTCCATAATCTAAATGTTTGAATTGATCCCTCAACACCAGCACCAAGACCACTACCATACGGATCTGCTTGTGATCCAGCACCAGATAGATTACCACCAGTAAAATCAGTTTGTGGATTTGGAACAGAATTTTCAGTAATTAAATGGGAGTGAGATAAAGTATTACCAGTCGTTGGTGTATAATTATCAATTCTAAAATTGACTGGTTCTGTGTCTATAACAGCACATTGCTCTGGTCCACCGCCACTACCTACATCTTGTAAATTTGCTGAATCTAATTCAGATACAGGAGATGTCCACCAAACTAAAAATTCAATTTCTGGCACTTGATAATCATTTTGGGGTTCACCCCAACTTGTCTCTCCAGTAAATGGAGTATTTTGATTTCTTTGATCACCAGTGGGTAAATTCTGTATAATCCAGGTTCGTAAATCAAAACCTGCTCCATAATATACTTGTAGTTCCTGAGCAAAATTAGTAATAGTACCAAGCCAGGTTTGCCATGCTCCAATCGTCATCTCAACATCTTCTGCTCTATAATCTCCTGATCTACTATCTTCATTTCCTCCAGGTACTCTTGATCCAGTTCCAAACATAGCTTTTTGGGGGTTCCATGGAATGAGAGGTTCCCCACCATCACCTTCAACAACAGCACTTATAAAAGCATGGTTGTGATCAGGTGCTGCGACAATAACTTCATTTAAAGGTCCAATTTGTGCTGTAACAAGACCATTAATACTAAATGTAACACTATCAGTAATAGTTTCAAGACCTTCAAGTCTTACTGTTCCAAGAGAGAAGAATTGAGAATTCAATCCACTAGTTGAGGTTGGTGGTCCTTGAATTTGCTCCAAAGGTTGAACACCAAATGAATCCACTTTATCAAAATACCAATATCCACCCTGTGCTCCAACATCAGTAATTCCTTTCCCTACTGTTGAAACTGGTAAGAATGCTGAATTGCCCCTAGAAGAATCTACAAGACCAATTCCACACAATCTTCTATTTCTGTAATCTGGTAAATTAAAAGATCCTGTATATGTTATAACTCCTTCTTCTGTTTCATCTCTAACACCATTACCACCATAATTATTTCCTATAACATCAAATAAAGGACCGTATTGAGCTGCGTCTAATGATTGTCCCTCGCACACAATAAATCCAGGATATCTAGATGCCAAAGTTCCTTGCAGGTTTCCATAGTCAGCAACACCTTCTTTCAAGATTGGCAAGATAGTTCCTACCTGATATCCATCAAATTTCTCAGTTTTTTTACTATACCAAACACCTAATTGTGCGGCACTTGGAGGTACTGTAGCATATGTTCTAACAGTCCATGTAAATGGATTATTAGAAGATCCTGTGCCAACACTAACTTCTGTAAATTCAGGAGTATTTAATTGTGTAGCTGATTTAATGACCAGATAAAAACTACTATTTACTCTAGGATCAAATGTTCTAGGACCAGCAACAGGAGTATCATAATCTATCGATATTAATGCATCATATCCACTAAGAACTTCAATAGTAATTGGTCTATTGATGCCACTCACTGATACAGGAGCACTACTTACAAATGTATTTGGGATTTGATTGTTTCTATCAGATGGTGGTGTAAATGATGCTGTAGTGTCAGGACCAGTATTTGTTACAACTGTCCATGTAGATATCTGTCTAGAACCAACTTTAATAGTGGCAGTAACATTACCACCAAATGTAGCAGATGATCGTGCGTAAAGTGTAATTATATCACCATTTTCAACCGTTGCTGGAAACACACCAATAGAACCATCATTAATTTTAATCTTTACTTCAGATGCTGTTGTTTGAGCATCAACCAATTCAACCTGAACAGGAATTCCTAATCCTGTTAATCCACCAACTGGTCTCGGATCTGATGGTTGTAAAAAATCTTCAATCGCAGCAGGTATATCAGGAAAACTAAAAGAATTTGGTGTTGTAGATGGATTAGAGTCAGTTGTTACTGACCATGTATCTCCTCCAGAAACATCAGCGATTGACAAATCTGTTGCTATTGGAGTAAGACCTGTGCTAGAACTAAGAATTCTTAATTGTAAATAATCACCATTTTGAATAGTTCCCTGAGCACCAGTAAATAGAGTATCTGATAGAACAGTAAATCCATCATCATTTGTAAATGTGTTGCCAGTAGTGCTTATCCCATACTGACCGCCATTTGTCATGCTAATTGGTCCTGGTGAATTTAATCCCTGAATTCGTATAACTTCACTATAACAATAAGTATTTGATGGTTGATCAATTAAATCTGTATAATCTGGAAATGGTTCTGGTGTATTCTGTGGTACTGCTTTGGTAGTTATTGTCCATGTTTCGTTTGACGTACCAACAGCAAGAGTTAAACGTAATGGAGTATTGTTAAATGGAGATGTTGTTCCACGAATTTGTATCTTAGCGCCGTTTACAACGGTTTGTGATCCATCAGTATGAATCCACCCTGTATCCCAAGTGCCATCACCATCATAATCAAAACGAATAGAAAAATCATCAGTTGTAGATCCGATATTAGAAGTTAATGAAACCGCTGCTTGAGTAGTATCAGTAAGACCAGTGATCGTAGT